TCACATCACCGGACAGTCATCAAACTCACCAGAGCGCGCATCGTTGATGATGTACGTGATGACTCCAAATATTGGTAGCGCTCCGCTTATGCCATCGTCGTTCCCGGGTAACTTCTCTCTTCTCCCGTTCGTTACGTTCTCAAGATGAGGCTGCGGGTATATTCGATACCTCTTTACTTTAAACTCACCGTTGCAGTCACAGATAAGCAGCGAGCCGTCACATGGCTTAAGGGACGAATCAATCACAAGCAGCGCATCCTTCATGATGCCGCACCTGTAGATAGTCTCACCAGCCCGCATGTAGTACGTAGCGGCTGGTTTATGGATAAGGCGCTCATCAAGCGATATGCGTGATTCAACGTAATCAGCAGCCGGGCTCGGGAATCCCATAACTCACCTCCGATAGTTACTGTATATGCATACAGTATTATCGATCGGCGGTATCGATCAATAGTCTTTGTGGTGCTACACTTCAGACCTTTCAGAATTCACTGATTTTTATCATGTTAAAGTTATTCGCCAAGTACACATCGATAGGTGTTATCAATACGCTCATTCACTGGGTTGTGTTTGCCGTTTGCATCTACGCATTTCATACAGGCCAGGCGCTTGGCAACTTTGCCGGGTTCGTCGTGGCGGTGTCTTTCAGCTTCTTTGCAAACGCAAGATTTACCTTCAAGTCTTCCACAACAACCATGCGTTACATGCTTTACGTAGGATTCATGGGCTCACTGAGCGCTGCTGTTGGTTGGGCTGCTGATAGGTCCGGAATGGCTCCTATCGTGACTCTTATTCTTTTCTCCGCCATCAGCCTGGTGTGCGGTTTTATTTATTCAAAGTTCATTGTCTTTAGGGATGCGAAATGAAAATTTCTCTGGTCGTTCCGGTATTTAATGAAGAGGAAGCAATTCCTATCTTCTATAAAACCGTTCGGGAATTTGAAGGGCTTCAGCAACATGAAGTAGAGATAGTCTTCATCAATGACGGCAGTAAAGACGCGACAGAATCAATTATTAACGCGCTTGCTGTTGCCGATCCGTTGGTTGTTCCACTGTCATTCACAAGAAACTTCGGTAAAGAGCCTGCTCTGTTCGCTGGCCTTGACCACGCGAGCGGTGAAGCAATTATCCCGATTGACGTAGACTTGCAGGACCCTATAGAGGTAATCCCACACCTGATTGAGAAGTGGCAGGCCGGTGCGGAAATGGTTCTGGCAAAGCGTTCTGATCGCTCTACCGACAGCAGATTAAAGCGTAAATCTGCCGAGTGGTTCTATAAACTCCACAATAAAATCAGCAATCCAAAGATTGAAGAAAACGTGGGTGATTTTCGCCTGATGTCGCGTGATGTTGTAGAAAACATAAAGCTCATGCCAGAACGCAATCTGTTCATGAAAGGCATATTGAGCTGGGTTGGTGGTCGCACTGATGTTGTTGAATACGCGCGTGCTGAGCGCGTTGCCGGTAATACAAAATTCAATGGATGGAAATTGTGGAACCTTGCCCTTGAAGGGATCACAAGCTTTTCCACATTCCCTCTCCGTATGTGGACTTATATAGGGTTGTTTGTTGCGGGGCTTTCATTCCTGTACGGTGCGTGGATGATTGTTGACACGCTGGCATTTGGAAATCCAGTTCGTGGGTATCCATCCTTGCTGGTATCTATTTTGTTCCTTGGCGGCGTGCAGCTTATAGGGATCGGTGTGCTTGGTGAGTACATTGGCAGAATATATGTTGAGGTCAAAAACAGACCTAGATACATTCTTAAGGGTAACAAATGAATTCCTATTTAAGTGATAAAAGTCTTAAAGCAATAGTCATTATTTCATTGGCGTATGTTACGCCAATAGTTTTAACTGGCGGTCTGTACATTGATGATATTGGAAGATCATTGACAGGTCTTGCATGGATGCATGATGGTAGAGTTTTGACCTCTGCGTTGATGATTTTGTTGTCTGGGGGATATCCAGTAACGGATATTTACCCAATTGGCAATTTTGCTTCATCACTTCTTATTGCTTTATCTGGATTTACAATTGCTAAAAGCTTCGGTATTAATACAAGATCTTTAGTTCCAATTTCATTGCTAATACTTTTCTCTCCCTTCATGCTTGAGAATTTATCTTATAGATTTGATTCCTTGAGTATGGGAATTTCAATAGTAGCTATATGCATACCATTTCTTTGGTATAATAAAAGTTTATTATTTATAATGACATCAGTGATATGCGTTTACGTGTCACTACAAACTTATCAAGCATCATCTACATGCTACCTAGTGATAGCGTGCTTTTTTTGTGCGGATGAATTCAGGAAGTCATTCAAAAATGGTATGCTGCTTGGTATAGCATCATGTTTGTCTTTTTTAACTTCTACCTTGTTATCATCCATAACATGGAAAGCTCTTTCCTTAGATATGAATGGTAGGGGTGGGATAATTAATTCACAAGAAGAACTAATAGATAACATCTATAAATACATTGATTTATTATCTGATGCCACTAGCTATCAGCTTGTATTTTCATTGACTTTACTATTGCTACCATGCGTATTATTTTTAATTTACGTTGTCAGGTCAGGACGTAAATTTCATATGAAGGCGTTTCCTATCATAATGGTGGCTTTAGCGCTGATAATTTCAATTGGACCCGGTCTTTTTTTAAGTGGCACATGGTGGACACCTAGAATAATGATAGGAGCCCCTGTATTTTTAACATGCCTTTGTTGCTTGGCGTTAGCTGTAAATGGAGATAACTGGCTAACAACAGTTGGATCATGGTTATATTTGTTTGCTGGTCTGATTCTTTGTGTATCATATGCAAATGCCACCAAGGCAAATAATGAATATATTGATTCAATTATTTCAATGGCCCGTCCTTATATATCTTCCACCGATGAATCAAATTTAGTTATTAACGGTGAAGTTAAAAGGCCAGCCAGAGTCAAAATTTATGATGATAAATTCCCTATAATTAAACACTTAATCCCAACCTATATGTCAAATTCATGGACATGGGGTGTGGCTCAGTTTAAGAGGACAGACTCCATTGGTGAAAGAGCCTGGGGCTTGAGGGGTGAAAGAAGAGTCAATGCTATAAAGAACATATGTAGCATGAGAGTTGCTCTAGCGAATAAAGATTTTACTCTTTATTCTGACTCAAATATATCAATATTAGACTTCAATAAAGTTAAGTGCGCGAACTAAGGGCTACCGGTTCGCGCACTCATCTCTAACTTAATGCTAGGCTAAATCCACCATTTTGTTTGCCTAGCATTCCTCTAACCGATTTGTTAACACCTCCACTAAATTCATCGTACTGCATGCTAACGCGAACTGCTATATTAGCTTCGAGTGAATCCCATCCTGCAAAGTTAAGGAACACGTTACCATTAATATCGGCTGATACAGTCGGCGTAGCTGCTGTTCCTTTCGTATAGGTGCTTTGGACGGCCCCCTCCATTGTAAGTGCTGCTGGAGTGCTGCCTGCCGATAGTGTTCCTTGGATTCTTCCATGCCATGCGTTTGTGACGCCTGACCATGGTGAGTTTGCCACGATATCAATCGTCCAGAGGCTGACATTTCGGTATGTGCTAATTGTGCCAATTTTAAAGTTTCTTGAATCTTCTGCGGCTTTTATAAGCATAAAAGAACCACTGGCGCTTTTACTGACGTCAGGAGTTGCTCCCATGCTGGCGAAATCTGAAAAAACGCAATCTCTAAATTTAACTTTGCTGTAATCGGTTGTATCAGTAACACCTGCTGGTGCAGACACATTATCGAACGTGACACCGCCGTAGTTTGTAACAGCAGACATTAACTGACTGACATTTAGGACAACGTTACCACCATTGCGTTTCACTACTACCAGATCTTTGCATGCAAACCCATTGACAGTATCTCCTGCCTTCCAGTTGTCAGCATCTCGAAAATTGAAGAAAACTGCATTATTACCAGTTCCGCCACCGCCAAGTTCAATTCTCCCCTTTACTGTGATGTTAGAGAATACGTAACCACGAGAATTTGTATCACCTACAGTTTCGTCGATGAGTTTTCTGGTACCAATTACAGCCCCCCAAGTCCCACCAACTACATCATAATTAATCTCGATGTTGCGCATTATCCCGTTTATCAATGGCTCTGTTGTGGTGCTATCCCATCCCCACTCTAGCCAAATGGGGGGTGTTCTTGCTGGAAGGATTGAATCATAACGCCCTGTACTTCTGTATTTATAATTGACAACCAAATTAGATATCTGATTGTCCATATTTCCATTATAGAAATACATCTTGATCGGCGTGCCCTGCTGGGTGTCCACAGCATCAACTGTAATATCGCCGCCACCGCAATTATTCGTCAAAAAGAAGTCACGGCGACAACCATTATTGACCGTGTGTATATCTACGGTTCCAACTGTGCCAAACATATGAGGATATCGTGTATCATTATTCACACTGCGAGCATAAAGGTTTTTTACATTAACGCACTCATACCCTTCATAACATTTAGATGTCTTACCAATAAATGTGAAGTTATCGCATCCATTCAGGCGCAGTGGGGTCAGTCCGCGCTTATCATCACCCACATACTCAAGGGTGGAAGATGCATCCACTTCAAACACCAGATTGGTGATATTCGTCAGGTCGAACACGCGCGTCAGGTCAAATGCACCGGAGTAAAGCAGGGTGTCCCTGATAACCAGTCCGCGGATTTCAAGCCAGTCCATATTGCTCAGGGTTACGATCGTACCTAAACCACCGCTACCTGGGCCAAAGTTCACAACCTGGTCAAAAATAATTTCAACGTTTTTTAGGTTGTTAGATGTGATGTAAGACTGCAAAGATTGCAGCGTACCGAATCGGGAGAAGTAAAGGACACGTTTATTTACAACCGAATCAAGAGCATCTTTTACTGTAGATGAGCCGTAGCCGACCAGACTTGCCTTTTCACCGCTGGCAAGATCAGTTCTTAGTGATGCATCGCCTACGCTAAGCCATGCACCAGGTCCGATTCCTCCTGATGTTTCCGGCGTAGAGCCAGGTGCTACGCTCTTTGGTAACTCGCCATCCCAACGATAATATTCGCCGGTAGCCTCATAGCGTAGCACCTGATTAGGAAGCGTAAGATTATTCCCATCTTCGAAGCTATCAAGAGTGATATACCCGAGGCTTGAAATAGCCGTTGATGCTGTGTAATTGATGCCAGCAATTGTCCAGTGCTGATTACCAAACCTGTCAGTGTATGTATGAGCAGGTGATGTAACGAACTCATCAATTTTCCCGGCGTTAAACTTCAGATCGCGCGGTGATTCGCTTGGGACAGGCAAATTGGTAGGTTGAGTAGTCATATTAGTTCCATAAAAAAACCCGGCACGGTGGCCGGGTTCGGTTGGTCGGGGGCGGTTCTTATTGGTAGATGGCGTCGCTGTACTCCGCGACGGTCAGAGATACCGTGTTGTCTGTGTTCGGTTTGATGCTGTTGACCGTCCATAGTTGACTGTCCAGTTCATCCACTGTCGCAATGAGGTAGCGCGACGGGAGCTGCACAGTGTCTCCGTTCCATATATTGAGCTGAATGTCGGGTATTGCCGCGGTGAAGCCGTACTTCGTGTCGCTGCGGGCGGTGGCCGGATAGCGCAGAGTCGGGTTACCCAGGCTGTCGGTAACCAGCACATACATCGAGCCGGTAAACGTGATCGGCTCGCTGGTATCAAAGTTATTCCCGGCGCGGCCAGTGATGTAACCCTGTTGCTGGTTGCTGTCGTAGATGTCGGGCATCTGAATGACGCTACCGACCTGGATAATGCCGTCCTCAAACACCTTGGCGTTCATCTTCACGCGCGAGTAGATCAGGCGCTTGGTTTCGCGCAGAGCTCGCTCCCGGGCCTGATACTCATTACGGAAGCCGACGATCTCCAGCTTGTTCGTGTTCTCCGCTTCCTGTTCAACGATAGCGCCGTTCAGCACGCGGTAGTTGATGTACGTCTTGTTGTTCGTGGTCGGGTGAACGTAGGACACCTGCACGCCGTCATAACCGCCCGGAAGAGTGGCCTCGTACGTCATTTTGTACTCGTCAGTCTTCATGTTCGCCCGGTTGAATACGGCCGCCGGGTAATCAACCTTCTGGTCTCGAGTAAACGTCAGCACGCCGTCATCCCAGTACGCCACAACCGATGCCGCATTGCAGATCGCCTGCACGCGGTCGCCAAGCGAGTCGTTCTCGTCATCAAACGTGTAGTCGAAGTAACCCAGTCGCTCATCAGGCAGGCTTTCGGCGATCGAGTACAGCCCGTACAGGTCAATGCTGCTTACCGGCTGCTCACCCATGATGAGCCAGGTGTGAGCCACTGCATCAGCGAACGAGCACGACGGCCTCAGGGTGTAATCAACCGTCTGCGTGTCAAGGTCGTATGTGATGGTGTGGCGCGTCACCAGCGCGTTGTATTTGCGCTCACGGCTGCCCAGGGCATTCTCGGTCGCCCTCACTTTCACCCGCACCAGCGTGTCAGTCGGGTGAACCACATTCGTCCTGATGTTGATGCTGTGGATCTCTTCGACCTTGAGCAGTGACGCGTCACCGGAGTTATCCGTGCGCTGGAAGCTGACGGCGTACTTCCCGAAGCCGCCTGTCGGTGTGATTTTGTCAGTGCGGTAGAATACCTCACTCGTTGACTGGTGCGGCGTCGTCTGCCGGTACGTGAACGTCTGCTGCGTTCCCGGGACCTGGTTGTAGTCGTCGTCGATTTTCCAGATGACAACCTTCCAGTTTGTCTCCTTCTTCCCGCCGAGGCTGGACTGGGTATGCAGCCACAGCTGCGTTGACTCGACCGGGGAAAAGAACGGCCCAACCACCAGCGCCTCGTTATCGTTCAGGATGAACTTCGTAGTGTTGATCGTGGCGTTAGCCGGAATGTCCTGCGGCCCCTCCAACTGGTTCATCGTGAACGTGTACCAGCGCACCGGATTCACCACCGCGCCATCGTTTGTTTCAACGGCGGAGATCAGCGTACCGGAGAATGTCGCATCGGTAGTTACGTTGCCGGAGGCGGTGCTGTACGTCACGTTGATGGTGAAGGTAACCGCGTGCGGCAGAACCAGCCCCATGAAATAGTCGAACTCGGCTTGTTTCACGATTTTCATCGCTATCTGGCCGCCGGAATACGTTCCGCTGACCACCGTGTTTGCCGTTGCTGTTTCGATCGGGAAGTCGCTGGCTTCGTTCTGCCCTGGAACCTCCTGGCCGTCAACGTCATCGAACCCGTATCCCTCGACGATCTGCGGGATTACTTCTCCCGGCTGGAAGAACTGGAATTCGGCACCAGCCAGAGAGCCCAGGCTCGATTCTGAGTAGCGCACAGACTCGTAATCGTATTTGCCGATCCCGATGCACATCCATTCAGTGACGTACTTCAGGCCGCCGTCTGTGGAAGTCTGGTGTACGTATTCGAATACCGACTCCTGAATCAGATCCGGGAACGAACGAATCTGCCCGTAAATGTCCGGCTTTGCCTTGTAAACGCGAGCGGTATTTGTCTGACCGGTCAGGCTATTGTTGGGCGAGTCGACGGTATTACCGCCGCTGTTCGCGATTGCCGGCTTCGGCGCCAGGAACGAAAACACCTGGCCCACCACTTTAAAGATCGGGCTCAGGATGTCGCCGACAATGCCCTTTGGCTGGTCGAATATCTGGATATGGTCCAGCTCACTCAGTTCAAACGCCAGCTCATCATCGTCGCCCAGCTTTACGCCGTTGCGGACGATCAGCAGATCGCGGTGAAAGGTAGCGTCATTGGCCGCCAGCCAGTCATAAAAAAGGGTGCCGTTTGGCACCCTGCAACGCAGCTTAGGCGTTCCTGGAAAATTCGATATCTCAACCAGCGCCATATTCGAAAAACTCCACTTTGGTGAATGCCCGCTGAATGACCAGCAACGAGTCCATGCGCACGCTTCCGTTCTCTCCACGCGAGTGCAGCGCCTGCCGGTTCAGTACCAGGCCAACGTGCGCCGGTTGCGCGCCGCGGTACCCGACAAATATCCCCCCGTCGACCGGTTTATCGACCTTGCGCCAGAAAACGACGTCTCCCTGATAGCAGGTGAAGAAATCCTCCCCGGCTTCGTAACCCGGCGTCTGGTGCAGCTCAATGTCGAGCACATGTCGGTAATACAGCACAACCAGCCCCCAGCAATCAGTCTTTTCGAATGAGCAGGCGCGGTTAGACCACGGCACGCCGATTATCCTGCTGATAAAATCAGAGGTACTGAAGGCCAGTGTATTCCGTTGGGTCATAGAGCCTTCCAATGTTGTTGTTCAGCGGATTTGTGACAGACAGGGTTACCGAGGCGGAGTCTGCGTCGATGTCCACCGTCTTAACGTATAACTGCCAGGACTTTATCGGTACCGACACATCGCCGCTGTCAAAGATCTGCCGCGTGGCCGTAATAGCTGTTAGCCGCGCCGCCCCTTTCCACTGCTTCATGAGAGCTTTGATGTCAGACGACAGACGCCCTAACTTCACCGTAGCGTCGATCACCGGCGTACCGCTCTGCTGGCTCTCTTCGATTTCAAAACGGGCGGGTGTGTACGTCTGGCCGCCAAGCGTCTTCGGGAAGAACTGCTTGTCGACAAGGCGAACGTAACCAAAGGATGGATGGTAGAACGTAATGGTGTCGTACAGTCCGCGCGTCGGGCGTTGCTGCTTATACTCCCTGAAGCTCGGCATTACGGCACCCTCGGTAGTGATTCCGGATCGCGCCCGTCCGGATAACCAGTGACAACGATATCCAGCCACGAATCCCACGGCGGCGGCAGCTCAACAATGATGTCGTCGAACTCGTCGTCAGCGTTGTACAGATGGTTAGAGATAACGGTTCCCGTCCAGGTCACCACCCCGCCGTCGATACTGGTTTGCACCGGCATCTGCGTGAAGTGAAGCTCCTGCAACTGCAGGCCGCTACCGCCAAGATTGATATTCATCCGGAACCAGTTCAGGCCCCGGTTGAGATAGTTTGGGCTGCGTAACCACTGCTGGAATGCTCGTTCCTCAGCCAGAGTGAAGATCCACGTCAGTGACCAGGTCACTTTCAGGTCGTCGGTAAGGTTCTGGAAGATAGCCGGGCCGACCGCTGGCTGATCGGTCTGAAACCCGGTATCGAGCGTCATGTTTTTACTGGCCTTCTGCGCCAGCGGTAGCCAGTCGGGATAGTCGATAATTGGCATCAGCCCTGACCCCTTGGCGTGCGTTTGGCAGTAGTATTTCCTGTGATTGCCTGACTCATAATGCCCCCATTGTTCATATCGGCAACGAACGCCTCGACAGTCAGAGTATTTCCAGCTTGCGTGGCTCTGGCGTCATACATATGCTGTCCTGATGACATATCATTGAATATGACGCTAACCTGAATTCCACCGCCTCCGGCAGTCATGTCCTTATTGCTGATCACCTTGCCGTTGTCGCCAGGTATCATGTACTGCTTACCGGTACTGGCCTGGTAAATCTCAGGTTTCCCTCGCTCACCGACCTGATAAAGACCTCCTGCATTCACCGGGCCGCCATTGTAACGCATACCGGTTAAAGCAAGGCCCTGTGCCAGGCCTACCGTTGAAGCAATTCCGGTCATGGCAGGAACTGAGTTCCCACCAAAAGAGGCAAGACTGGCAAAGGCTGCTGCCGGAGCCCATGCTTTAGCCAGAAATACAGCCTCCGTCGCACTGGCAGCAGTAGCCGCTGCGCCCAATGTCTGCCCTATAATGAAGTTTTTGAGGGCCTCAACTCCAACCTGGACTAGCGCATTGACCACGCTGTTCAGCATCGTATTCCCGAGCGAACGCATAGCATCCTGAGCTGACATCGTTCCGGTGATCAGCCCGGTTAACGCATTAGATGCATTACCTGAAAACGCATCTACTGCACTTGTCAGCATGCTGTACCCCAGGCTCTGCTGGCTAAGAAGCTCCCATTGTGCAGCGGTTCTTTGCTGCTCATACTGCGTATCGGCAGCATTTTTAAGGGCTAATGCATTCTGGTGAGCCAATAACCCCTGCTGCTCGAACTGTTGGATAAGGGCCAGTTGCTGTGCGTGCTGATTAGCTAATTGCTGCACTGGATCAACCTGTGCAACTGCCTCTTGCTGTGGCGTCACCGCCTGCTGCGCGCGGATTTTTGCGAGGTTTGCCTGGTGGGTTGCCTCCAGTCTCTCAGATGTCTGATTGAACTGCTCCTGACTGATTTTCTTAGCAGCCAGCGCGGTATTCAGATCCTGAACATCCTGCTTATAGCTTGCATTTTCGCGCGCTTCTGGCAGGAGTTTCTCGGCTGCGGCTTGTGCTTTGAGTGCGTTGGCAGTGTCCCATTTTGTTGCGGCGTACTGCCCCGCCAGCGCGATCTGTTCTTTAGTGGCTCCTTTTCCGAGAGACTGCTGCGCATTCAGGATCGCCTGCTCGCGACTCAGATTATTGGTTGATTCGGCAGCAAGCTCTGACTGCTGCTTGAGGTTCGCCAGTTTCTGAGCAATAGAATCAGCCTGAGAGGCGCCTTTCTTCTGCTCGGACTGAAGTGTCTTCTGCGCCTGCGTATTTTTGTACGTAGCGGCAGCGTCATCCTCCATTTGCTTGGCATGCGGATCATCCTTCGCAAAACCTGCATCTTCGGCAGCGTATTGTGCCTGCAACCGCGCGCGAGCCTCACCCTGCAACTTAGAAAGTGCCAAATTGCGCTCAGACTGCTTGATCAGGTTCTTCTGGCCGCTTGTTAAGTTGTCGGTCTCTTGCTTGAGCGCCGCGACGTTCCCTTTGGCGATTACCGCCTCACGAGAAAGCTCTACCAACTTACCAACGAACGCTGTGAGCGCAGTTTGCCCCTTTTCAGTTGAGCTTTGCGTATTCTGCAGCTCTGTCGCCAGACGCTGCAGAGCCTCGGGAGATGGGTTTTTTGCAATATCTGAAAGCTGCTTGCTCAGCTCAAAGGCTTTCTGCTCGGTGATGCCGAACTTATCCGCTACAGCTCCAACGGTATTGCCGATGCTGTTTGCAGTAGCCTGGAACGCCTGGCCTGCGCCGTATGCCTGCTTAACTGCCTCGGCATAGTTATCGGTGGTGATCTCCAGAGTAGCCAGGCGGTCATTAAAGCCATCTACCGACGCATATCCGCCGGAGAATGCAGACAGAGCTTTATCACCAAAGGACAGCAGAGAACTTGATGCGTCACTGATGGCTTTCGGTATTTTGTTGATCGCCTCGTTGTACTCCAGAAGAGCCTGGTTGCGCATCAGCGTAGCGACTTCAGCGTTGGTCTTCGCCAGGTACGCATATTTGTCTGACAGCGCGGCCACGCCATTGATCGAGACGTTGATAACCTTGTCCATCGCTTCGGCTGCATCTTTCAGCGCGTCCATGGCGTTCTTACCACCATTTAACGAGGTGATCAGCGTGCCAGCGATGATTGACCCAAGAGCAATGATTGCACCAATTACTGCCCCGCCCGGGCCGAATGCACCAGCGAGTTGTGAGCCTTGCTGGGAGAAGGCAACCAGGGCCGACTGCCCGCCCTGCACCTGCACAATGAAATCGTTCACCTGGTATCCAGCCTGCTGCATGCTGGATTTCCAGTTCTTGTTTCCTCCAGCCGCCACGTCAGTAGTGCGCTTCATATCGAAGAGCTTACCGGTTAGCTCGGCTATCTTCTGTTTATCCGCGTCAGTGGCACTAGCACCGGCGCGGAGCTGGGCAGCAAGAATTGCAGCGCTGCGGGCACCATTAGTTTGCTGCTCGCTAAGTATGGCGATTTGATGAGATAGATCAGAAGTTATTCCGCTAATGCGATTGGCTTCGTTTGCTTGCTGAGCTAACTGCTTCGCTGCCTCTGCGGATGCCAATGATGCAGCCTTCTGAGCCTCCTTCATGTCAAAGAGAGAGCCAGCGAGCTGTGCAATTTTCGCCTTCTGGGCGTCAGATGCCCCTTCTCCAGCACTCAACTGAGCGGCAAGGATGGCCGCACTTCGAGATCCTGCCTGCATTTCTGTATTGAGAATTGATACTTCTTTCTCAAGCCCAGAGATTGATGATTCAGCTCGCTGAGTGGCTGCTGCAATTGACGCGGCTGACTTTGCGGCCTCATCAGACGAGGCTTTCATGTCATAAAATGCACCTGCCAACTCAGCTATAGTACGCTTTTCTTCCTCGGTGGCATTGGCTCCAGCCCTTAACTGCGATGCGAATACTGCGGCGCTTCTGGCTCCATTAACCTGCGCTTCTTCAAGGATCGCAACCTGGTTACCGAGTGCCTCAATAACAGCATTTGCTCGGTTAAACTCGCTCGTGGTGCTTCCGGTGCCAGTGCGAGCCTCCTCCATGGCGCGCGCAATACCGCTAACGCTCGTGTTCAGCTTGCGCAGCTGGTTGTCCATGGAGTTGGCATATCCAGCCAGTTCTGTAAACGCGGATCCGGTTTGTGAGGTGCTCTCGTCGAGGTTATCCATCCCCTTGCCAGATTGCTGCGCCGCAGCATCCAGTTTATCCAGAGCATCAATGGCCTGTTTGCCGCCTTGTAACAGCGGCTCAACGTCGGCGCTGATTTCATAAACGATGCTACCGGCGTTCTTCTCACCTGCCATGTCATTCTCCGGTTATTGCTTTGCTTTTGCCCTGCGCGCGGCCTGTTTAGCCAGATATTCGTCAGCGATGCTGTCGTATTCATCGCGAGTGAATCCTTTCTGGTCCGGGTATTTCGCCGCCAGAAGCATCTGAAATTCGGTCATCGTTAACTGAGAGGCTTCAGTGCGGTTCATGCCGAAGTGGCTGCGAGCTGCGCTGATGTAGTCGAATGCTTTAAACTCTGTAGTGCGCTCGCCTGTTTCATGGCGCTGCAACTGGCGAACCTTGGCTTTTCCGACGATTCCGTGCTGCATGAGGTGCTGCGCCAGCACGATAATGTCGTTCTTTGGCAATCTGCCCGGCCGGTATACGACGCAGTGCCGCCACCCCTTCCACTCTCCTGTCATTGGCGTCAGGTCGTCATCGCAGCACGATTGCAGCACCAGCATGCACGTTGATAAAAGTTTCTCAGCGGCGCGGTTGAAAGAAGGAGACAGCCATTCAGGAAAGCGCCCCAGCGTGCCAGCGCAAACCTCAATGAGCTGAGCGACATCATTCCCGTGGATGGTGGCGTACGCCTGCACAATCTCTTCGGGAGTGCCGATCCTGGTCATGGCCTCAAATGACGGTCGCAACAGGTAATCTTTCCCGCCTTCGCGGCTGTCGCTGATAGAAAGTTCGCCAATATCGGTTAAAGCGGTCATAGGCCTTCCAGTAAACGGTCATTATCAAGGGCAGCACGCCGCCCTTTGGAATGTTCGTTAGGTAACGGTAACCGTATGCACGGCCACAAAGTTGCCGTCTTCGGTGTTGATGATGATCTGCGCGCTGCCGGTGGCAACACGCGTCACGGTAACGGTGTTGCCGGAGGCGGTGGCAGTTGCTTTGGTCGCGTCGGTAGTCGCTACAGTGAAGTCTTTGTTGGTTGCGCCAGTTGGTGCGATATTCACCGTGAAAGTGCTGGTACCGCCCGCCGTGCCGGTGCTGGTTGCCGGAGTTACCGTTACGCCAGTCACTGCTACAGCAGTCAGTTCGTTCACTTCGATGGTGGTTGCATCGCCGACTTTGAACTCGGTGGAGAACGTGACGATGTCGTTGGTACCGCCGTCAGAGCTCAGCGCAGTGATGTTCATATAACCGACGAATTCGACCGGGCCGTAATCCATGCGTACCCAGATACCAGGCTGGCGCTTGGCTTTCAGCTCGTCAGCGAAATACTTGATGAATTTGCCGACACCGTACTGATCCAGCTTGTCCTTCTTGCGTACCTCACCTTCAAAGCTCAGGGTGAAGTCACTGTTGGTGATGATGGTTTCGACATAGCCGCCGCCGTCATCCGCATCAGAGGTAACCGAGTTCGGGTTGAAGTCGAAGCCCTTCGACGTACCAGCGGCCAGCGCCATCCACTCAGATTCAAGTGGCTTGACGTCAGGGCAGCCATCGGCGACTTCCAGCACGACCGCACCGCCGAACAGGCGCTCGTTCGAGTTCTGGCAATTAGCCATGTGAAACTCCTCTTTGACGTATAAAAGAAAACCCGCCGGAGCGGGTTATTTGGTTGGGATGGCTATTCGCCGTAAGTGCAGGCGAACTGGAGTCGGAAGACTATTCGCCCTTCTTCTGTGAGCACCGGCGCGGGAATTGCGCCCATGTTCTGGATGTAGCCGACGCACTCGTCAGCCATGGGGTTAGCCTGGACGTAATCGACGATGCGCTGTACGGCATTGAGTGCGTCTTTGCGCTTATCTTTTGCCCCCACGACGTCGACCAGGACGTGATACTCAGATCCGAGGTCAGTCCGAATATTCGACCCGCCGTTAGGCCTGAACACCATGATCGCCTTCGACAGATCTCCCGGGTCGTCGTACATCAGCTGCTGCACCGTGAAACCGGTAGTTAGCCCGGCGTCGCCGAACATGTTGCGCACCCGTTCGTGCATCATGGGTGTCATAGCGAAAGCTCCTTGCGCATCACCGCGTCAACGTTATCGCGCTCATCATTTGCGCCTTTGGTCAGGAATTGAGGCTCACCATGCGGATCCCAGTAATTGCCAGTTCCAGTCCCGCCGCCGAACTGCTGCCCGGAACGGGTAGTACCAAAGTGCGCTCGCGGCTGGCCTTTCAGCTTGCCTGACGCCTCATGAACGTACGCAGCATAGTTTGCCGAGTAGCCGATGCGACCGGTAATGAACACCCCGCCAGCGTCGATTTCACGGAACTGACTGTTAATCAGCGTGGAGGTGTCGATCGGAGTGTAATAGGCCGCCCGCGCACCGATAAGAATCATCGACGACTGGAGCGCGCGGATTACCTTGCGCCCCTTAACGTCGTTGATGACATCGTTAAGGTGCTTCTTCGCCTGGCTGATGCCCTTCACTTTGATGCCCATGGCTACACTCCAGTCAGGATGGCGTAATCATCTGCCAGGCGCTCGAACGTGTCGGCGTAGCGGATAACCTGCCGCACCTCGTCGGCACCGGCCACAACCGGGTCAGCTTCTGTCGATACGCCAATCAGCAAGTAATCACCTGCGGCCGCAAGCGCGAACTCCGTCCAGACCGTATTCTTCACGACGATTTCAGAGCCCAGGCTGGCTAACTTCTTGCTGAGTCCGCCCTCGTAATCACAGAGGATTTGCTCAGGTTCGGCATAGCCCAGCGGATCGCCGTATTCGTCATTACCTTCCAGTTTGCGCCAGATGGTCGCCGTGGCGGTATAGCTCCAGTTAGCAACACTAGACATCGCTACCCCCTCAAAGCTCTGGTAGCGGCACCGTCATGCCTGCCATGCTGTGTGTGCAGTCATTCAGATATTGAATCTTCCCATCTGTCACAAATGAATGGCAAGTAAACGGCTTGTCTTTCGTAGCGTCGTCAAACTCCTCCGGATCATCGCTGGGCGTGAAGCCAGTAACCAAAACGCTTGGAGTCAGCGTCGGCTTATCAACGCTTCCATTCCATCCCCATCGCGGACCATTACCAATGCCAACCTGCACCACATGGCGACTACCGCACCCGGGGCACATGAACGATAAACGGTTATCGCTCGCCTTCTTCACTCGCTCTGTCATTCTTTCCACCTCAGCACCTTTGCGCCGGTAGCCCGGATGCGCTCACAGTTGATATGCCACTCGCCGTCCGATTTCACGTAGCCGGTAGTCTCCCGCCCGGTGTCGGTCATCACCCAGACGCGGGTGAACGAGCGCGGCAGCCCGTGCTTAACTGATTTGTACGTCATCACTTATCCCCGCACATGCAGCCGCCCTTCCCAATCCAGATACCAGCGAATGCCGGGGCGGCGGTAGGGTCGGCAGGAATTAGCGAGGTGGCGCAGCCGTACTTATCCAGCCCGCGCAACAGGTTAACCGATGCCTTCCAGCGATCGTTGAACAACTGGTATCGGAACGAGCGAGACGCCCCGCTTGGTGCCGTTTGGCTGGAGATGTACTTATCCCCCTGCCCGAGCCCCATAAGCGCCAGCAGATAGAGCTGAATCAGCAGAGCTGTCGATGCCGGATAATGCGCATCGAGACACTCCTGAATGCTGCTGGCCTGGTCGACGAGAGCCTGAAGAACAAAATCGGGAATGGTAATTCCCTGGCTCTCCAGATACTCCTTCGCCTGTTCGAGAGTTACCATTATCGACTCCGTGAAATACCCCGCCGGAGCGGGGCATAAAAAAACCGCCTTAGCGGCGGCTGTTATTCAGCAGGGAAAAGCTTTTCGAGCTCACCGTCAGGCAACAGCTCACTGAGCTTTTCAGCGCCCAGATTGCCTTTAAACTCGATGCCCAGTTCAGTTAGACGAGCCTGGATAACCTCTTTGCGGGATTTCTCACCGGTACCGGCAACAGGCGTCGACGGGGTAAGTTCTCCGCCTGCCTCACCATTCATGAGGCGGACGTTAGACTTCAGCGCCGGGTGCAGTTCTTTCAACTCCACCACCTGCCCTACCTTCACGCCGAACCATGGGCGCACAACTTCGTATTTAGCCATGCTGTTTCCTTACGCCAGGTTAGCGCCGTAGACAACGCCAGACAGGCCCTGATCGTCTGCGGTGATTTGCAGACCTTCAGCAGACATGATCTGGAAGTTGTAGTTAACGTTAGGCAGTGGGCGCGGCAGCGGAACAACGCCTACAGCCATACCCACCAGTGGGGAGATCACGTCACGGCGACGAACATACGCGATAAACTCGTTACCGGTCAGCGCGAAGCTCATGCGGATTTCTTTCACCGGCGCGAACGGCAGAACCGCCTGCAATACAGTGCCGCTTACAACGCCATTCACCACGTACGGCTGCGCCAGGTTTGCCCAGATTTCCGGGGAAACCCACATCACATCGTATGCGGCGACTTTGTTCGTGCGTGCGGTGGTACCGAATGCGCCTTTACCGAAGAACGCAAAGAGCGCGGTCATGTCAGCGGTGGTAAGGTCGATATTCGCGCCACCAGCACCGGAACCGAGGTTGATCTTCTTGGTGTTTCGGTGGTTCTTAATTCCCTGCGCCGGGTAGGACTGAACCTGAATTTTTGAATCGCCGTTGAGGTAGTAGTTGACGCGCTTCTGGTTGAACTTGCGCATCTTCGCCATCTGCGAATCCAGCACCAGATCAATGCCTACAGAGTTAAGGCCAGCAGCATGACGCCAGTTAACGCCGTAGCCAGCAGTGAACACTGGAATCGGGTCGCCGTCGCTCGCGTAGTCAGTGTGGTCGAAGGAGAACGGCGCCTGACCATCGATGCTTACTGACACGTCATCGGCGATGTCGCCAACCACGTTATACAGCTTGGCGGTTTTACCGACCGGCAGCACCGTCTGAACTCCGATCAGGTCGTTCACGATTTCCATGCCAACTTCCTGATCCCGAAGTTGCAGCACCTGGTTGTCAATCTCAGCCCAGAAGTCACGGGAGAAACCGCCAACGGCGTTACAGGCCAGCATGTCAGGCGTCATGATTGCGCGGTTAGCCGCAATGATGGAATCGTTCTGTAGGTTCCACATGTTGCGATTTGCCCACAGCTCGCTCCAGTGCCCGCCGAGGCGGGAGTTAGTCGCCAGCGTCTCTTTAGAGAAATACATATGTGTTTGTCCTTTTGTTACGCGCCAGCTGCGGCGACAGTGCCAACGCGCATACGCACGCGAATATAATCGGTGGTGCTGGCCGCGATGGTGTATTCATCCTGGCTGTAGCCGATCACTGAATCAGTGTCGGAGGTGGCAAGGGTGAACTGACCGGCAGTTCCCAGCTTGATCGGGCTGTCTTTCTTATAGGCACCAGGCAGGCAAAGCAGCGCCAGCTCGCGGCCTTCTTCGACGTAGTTGCCTACTGCCGAATCACCGGCTGGGATTGATTCGGTGATGGTCAGGCCCTGGTGATAACCGACATCGATGATGTACAGGCGGCCGGTTAGCGCGGTGGCCTGTGCAAACTTATCGGAAGAGTTGATGGTTGCGGCGGTGCCAGGAAGCAGCGCGGCGGCCGTAGTGCGGGTTTCGGTCTTGTACAGAGACTGACCGTCGATATTAACGCGACGATAACGTGGCATTATTCCGGCTCCTTACTTGAAGTGTTCGTCAGCGGCAGGTGCGCCGGTTTCTTTCGGCTGCTGTGCATTGTTGGTGCCCAACGGCGCTGCTTCGCCCAGCGACTTATACATCGCGTCCAGAGCTTCACCTGACAGCGCGTTGGCAACCACATCGCCATGTTTCGCAGCTACCGCTTCACGCTTTGCCTTCTCTTCAGCGCGGGAATTAGCAGTCAGGGTTTCTGCGAGTTGCTGCTGATTGGCCTGCAGGGCATCAACCTTTTCTGCAAGAGGCTTAATAGCCGCTTCGGTATTGGTCGCAACAGCCTGGCCGATCATGCTGCCAATTTGTTCCAGTTCTTCTTTGGTTAAAGGCATGTCGCCCTCCGTTTTGTGGTTTGGTGCAGGCTGTTCCTGCGGTGTGAAAAGTGATTTGAATTTGTTGGCGACGACAGCCACCCATGACTCCTGCCGCGCCACTGCCGTGCCGGTATCGTCGAAGGTGATCGCACCTCCTTCCGACTTGTAACCAAACACCTCTGCGTTTCCGCCGTTACGGATGATCACAGCCTGAGAGTCAGTGAAGTCAGCCACCCAGGCGTATTCATCTGGCCCGGACGCAAACTTAGCTTTGGCTGCCCGGTCGAGGCGCTGCTCACGCTCTCTGTAGGATTCCCCCACCAAAGCGCCTGAATTGGCCCTCAGCGGCTGCGCCAGGTCTGCGTTGACCATAAGGCCTACTCCCTGCTCCGGCGTCGCTGCGCCCACCTCATGCAGCAGAATGGCGTCATGGTCCATACTGTGGATCTTCGCCACCCATCCAGCACCGGTGGCTCGCTGCTGCTCGTTAGGCTCAAGCTGGTCGAGGAAAGCTGCGACGCTGGTATGAATCGGCGGTACGTCATCACCACGCTCGATAGCTGCAACGCGCTCCAGTAGCTCGCGACCACCTTCCGACTCTTCCGCCCGGGCAACATCCACCCACTTCTCGACGTAGATACGATTGCCGGACTTCTTAACATTGCGATTCCAGGCGCCCACGTAGCCGACGTTCAACCCCTCCGGCGAGAACGCAGAAACGAATTCACCGTTAACCTGCGGATGACCAAGTGGAGCCAGAGTGCCTTCCAGACCCTGATAGTGGGCGTCGATTTCCTCCGCCGTGTACAGACCGCCATTCATGACGACGTTGGCCGGCAGCGTGTAGCTCGGAAGCACCAGATGCTCACGGCCGTTATGCGTTTCACGCCGGATAGACTGGCTGTTCACCTTCGTGGTGATGTTTACCTGCATAGGCATAGCTATTTCTCCGCCCAGGCGTAACCGCGCGCCTGCATCGTTTTGTATTCCTGTTTTAGTTTGGTGATGGTGTCCGGGTACTCCGGCTTTCCCTCGTCGTCGACCAGCACCGACTGCTGACTACATTTACAGTTGATGGAGTTACCATCCTTGCTGTACCAGTCCCTCACCTCTTCGTTGGTATAGAGGCGAGCATGACGCACCGCATGTGTATGGCGGGTAGTCGGCGATAGTGCGGAGATATGAACCAGTAGCGTTTTCAGCCCGTAAAGGTCGTTGGCCTCCTGGTCTTCATCCCACTTCGCCCGGCGTAGCGCCGTAGTAACCTCAGTACGTGCTATCCGGTTCGCCCGACGCTTCTCAATACCGGTCTGATCGGTAAGGTTCCTAGAGATTTCCAGCGGGTTGAGACCGCGCCCGACGCCATCAGTAAGCACTCGCGCCATATCGCGCTTCACCTCAGCGCTGAGTCCTTTCATCTCCTCAAATACGCGAGCGTGAACCAGCGCCATTCGTTGCTGATACGGGTCACTTGCGAGGATAGAGGCGAGAGATTCACGTCCGGCGGCATAAACCGGTGATTGCTGGCTGAGGTTGTAAAACGACTGACCGGTACCTTTCTCTGATGCCAAGTCGATGTACTCGTAAAACCACAGGTCGTACTCGTTGCCCTCCATCAGCACCTGATCCACCAGGTAACTGGCGTCGTTAAGGATGATGGTGAGCAGCGTTGGGTTTAACTGGTATTCGTATCTGGCGTTTACTGCGAGGGAGGAAGGTATTTTGTCGAGTGCTGATTTGTACGCTTTGCCAATCTTATTCATCCGCCTTGCAAAGTCTTTCATAGCCCGGCGTTCGAGTGCATCGGCTCCGGTCGGATCCTGATAGTTACGCGGCAGAATCGGTGGCTTCGTCTTCTTCGTCGCCATCCTCTTCTCCTAGCGTCTCTTCGTCGTCATTGTCATAGCCCGCAGCCGTGCGAATCTCTTCACGGGTGAACGCGGGTTCATCGCCGCTGCCCTGCATGGTCTGGTTAATCTCGCCCATGGTCTTGGCGTTAGTGAGCTTCTCAGTACCGGTCTGTTCGTTAAGGTCATCCCAGATAACTGCTTTCTGGCTGACTGAATCGACGATCTGCAGGTCGATAAGCTTGTCGCAGAAGTCCTCTATTTCAAAAGACAGGTCCACGCGGCGCGACTGGCAGCGTGCATTCATGTACTTCTGATCTTCGGTACTGGATCGCTCCGCCTGCTGGTTACCAACCAAGATACGCGTAGGAATATCAACGCCTGCGGAAGCTGTTTGCAGGTTTACGTTATAGGTCGCTGAAGGATCCGCTACCGCAGTGACCAGCGGTGTGACTGTAGCCCCTTGGGTTGTCATCAGAACATCGTTGCCACGGTTCATTTCCCCGGCAACTTCGTTAAACTTATCCTGCAACTCGTCAATGTTCACGCCATAAAGTGACGCAAGATTGTTGAAGTCGATTTCCTTCTCAAAGTTGACATTAAGCTGGCGAGCGGCGTTCTTCAGGAATGACTCGCCGGACCCGCCCTCTACTTTCTCAAGGCTCACAAAGGCGTTATAAGCGGGCTCAAGAAAGCCAATGGCATCATCTGAGTAATCACCAAGGATGAAAACGCGGTCGGGGTGGATATTGACGCGGCGACTTGAACCATTCGGCAACCGTTCGGCGTACTGCCACATCTTTGGCTGTCCGTACGTCTGCGAGTTCAGGCCTGTGTCCCACTCACCAACCGTGAGCGATCCGGCCCACGCCACGGATATTTTCTGAAGACCTCGCCCTTTGGTGACTGGAAGGCTCCAGTCTTTTTCGTCGCGGATGTGCAGAAGTATTCCTGCATAACGACCTACAAGACGGCGGCGATCCGCCTCAGAGAATGAGCGCCAGAATCGGTTGGTGAATACCTGCTTGGACTTTTTCTCCCAGGCGGTTTCTTTGCGCTTTTTGTCTGCCTGATCACCCTCGATGATTTCCGGGTTAGTCTGCCAGCACTTGCCCACCAGCTTCTCAACGGCACCGTGAGCGATACCACCGCGCCGATACAGGGCATAAAGGTTTTCGTAGGTTACCTGTTCAGGGAAGCCATACTCGCACCATGCTGAATGGCGCTTATTGTCCAGCCCCATCGTTGGCGCCATCAGACCCATACGGGCGCGCGCCATCCGCGCATCGTTCAACGCATGGTTGACGGCGAGAGTTAATTTGTCAGTCATGGTTTGTCCGTTTGGTTAGCGAAGGCGTTTCGGAATCATCATCCCCACAGGTTGCGATCCATTCAGTTCAGTCAGCGCGTAAACCATTGCATCCAGGCGGTCAGGTGATTTCTTTGCAGTGGCGGGTATGTATTCCATCAACTGGTTCTCCAACACGTAGAGATTGCCATGATTTGCCACTCGCCCCTGTTCGTAGAGCGCCGATATCGGCTCCGCGCGGGCATATTTCCCTTTGCTGGCATGGACACGAATGATGCGACCTTTGAACCCGGCGTTGCGGAGTGTCTCCTCCGCCATATCTCCGCCCTGGTTCGTCTCAATAACTATCGCGTCAGCTTCGTGTTGCTCATAAGCCGATATGGCTTTCTTGGCCCATCCGGCAGGTGAATATTTGCCGCTGTAATCACCATCCACAGAGAACTGCTTTTTGTCACCGGCACCATATGAGCTGGCAGCGACAATGCCTGTTTCATCGCTTTCGTCGCTGTTTGTTGCCTGCGGGTCAATGGCTACGACAGTGCGAACCTTATCGTGATGAATTTGCAGCTCGCGTGCCGCGCTAATCATAACTTCTGTCCACAGTGCTCCTTCAGCATTAAACCTGCGAGGCTTCTGCATATACTGCGCTTCGGCAGTGCGCCTGTGAGAGAACAGAGATACGCGATGCGACTCGTTGTGCTTAAACGGCCACAACCAGCCATCAGGCAGGCCATGGTCAATCGGTATTGCGTGGGAGTTCTCAGGGTACTGCGCAGCGTATGGCTGGCTATTGTCGATAATCACCGGCAGGTTCAGGTGATGCCATCTCTCACCACTCCCGCCACGCAGCAGGTAGCCGCTCAGGTCGTGGTAGTGGATCCTCTGCATGATGACAATCATCGGCGTCGTCTCGATCGCCAGTCGTGATTTAATTGTCTCGTTAAAGCGGTTGTTGACCCCGTCGCGGACGATCTCAGAGTAAGCGTCGTCCGGCTTAACCGGGTCATCGATAATCAGCGCGCCCTGCCAGCCCGGTTCCATATGGCCGGCACGGAAGCCGGTAACCTGCCCGGCAGCTGACGACGCATAAACGCCGCCGCCGTACTCAGTCCACCACATCGCCTTGCTGTCAGCATCATCGCGCAGCGCCATCGGCCACATTGACTGATATGCTTGCGACTTAATCATGCCGCGCGCAGTGGATGAGTTCAGCAGCGCCAGGTTATGCGAATAGGACAGGTGCATGAAACGGGCCCGGCAGTTCAGCGCCAGCCCTCGGCCCATCATATTGATGGTCGCCAGTTCCGTTTTCGTGTATCCAGGCGGGACGTTGATGATCAGGCGCTGAATCTCACCATCAATGACGCGGTCCAGCGTCTGCTGAATCACCTTGTGGTGCGGCGCGACAATCATCTTGCCGCCGGTGCGCTGCTTGAAGAAGTAACGAGCGTAATAGAGCCCGTCCTCTTCGCATTCAACCTTACGGGCAAAAGCCTTTTGCTCAGCAGTCGTCATCCTCCATCATCTCCTGCCGTGCGGATTTGTATTCCTCTTTGCTCATGGTGATCGTCTGGATGGCACCACCATTAGGGCCGGAATGTTCAAACTTGTGCTTATTGGTGTAGGCATCGCCCATTTCTTTGGCGGCCTGCTCTATAAGTTGAGAGGTCATGCCGTAGTTCTTAATCTTTTCAGCATTGGTCGCCATTCGGTCGAGAACGCGCAACCGGTACGCTTTATTGGCGATCGGGATGTCGGCGATCTCATTCTGGAATCGTTTACGGGTGGTATTGAACAGGTCGATCCACTTCTGACTCAACTTGGCCGCCATTGCGTTGCCTGGCGTATATTGCGACACCTGCTGCCGTGAGACATCGATGCCGTATTCAGCCTTTACAAGCTCAATGACTTTTACCGGGGTTTCGTAGCAGGCGAGTGATTGTACGATGAAGGCTTTAACCTCTGTCGATAATGCTGCCACAGGCTACCTCCATGACAATCTGAATAAAGCGTTACGCCAGCTTCAACATGCACGTCCCGCATGACCTGGCTATATCAATGTGAGCCACTTCAGCTGGCGCATTGGCAGCATCAACGAGCTCCTGTACTTCTTTGCTGGCACCGTATCGACGCACGACACCAGTGAATTCTTCGACGTCGTGGCCGCGCAGTGTAAGCACTGGCTGCCCGGTCTCTTTGTTGAACTTAGGCGCGCCGAAATCATCGGTGGCCTGGGCGATGTGGTAAAGCTCATGCTCCACCAGAGCGCAGAACTCAAGGTCACTGCATTGGGAGCAGTAGTCAGCTGCCAGCGTGATGATGAACTTCGGGATTCGCCCGAACCATTCATGCATCTGCTGTTCCATTCTGGCTTTCTGCCAAACACCGGCGCGGAGCATCACCTGCTCGGCCTGACCGAGGACTAAGCGCCCTTTCTTCGCGAACGAGTCAGACGCCCACATAAAGCAGAGGTCAGCCTCTAACAGGTGTTCGTGGTCAGGGTTATGGATGCTGCCGGTATCGCTGAGGATTTGGCGGCTTACCCACTCATGCACTTCATTGGCGGGAATGATCCGGGTGTATGGCTGCCAGCTCTCGGAGTCGATGAAGTTAACTGGCGGATATGGCCTGCGCTCGTCATCGTTAGCCATGGATTACTCCGTTGTTTGTTCTGCCTTGCTCTTGGCCTTCAGATAATCCCGGGTCACGTCGACCAGCAGGATGCGAAGCGCCTCATCTTCAGAGATGCGCGGGCTAAGCCATTGGTTCGGCGCAGTAACTCGCTGGCTACGGCCTGAGCCTCTTCACCCGCCGCTGAAACATCCAGACTCAGGGTGACAGGGATGAATGCGCTCTTCATGATGCGGCCCCCTCAGTTTCTGCCGGTGTTTCCTCTGCCGGTACCGGCGTAAAATGCACGCGCTTCACATCGGCCGGAGCGAAGTAAAGCCACTCGCCAGTCTCGGTCGCCAGCGGCACAAATCCGTTAACCAGCTCAGGCTGACGTCGTGACATCTTGCCCGTGAAGGTTTCGCCGGTTTGGGTGGTTAGCGTGATTTGGTAGATGTCGGACATGATTACCTCTTTGCCTTGTCGCAGCTGTTGCCCTGCTTCTCAGAAGTGCTTAGCCACTTACGGCTTACCCGTCAGCAAGATGTGATCACCATCCTTGCGGGGTTACACAGATCATTTCAGGCACTGAGTGCTGATATAGTCCTGCAGATAGCCAACCTGTTTCGTCACTGTGACGATTCGCTTTCTGAGGGTGAAATAATCCCGTTCAGCGGAGTCAGTAAGTCGGGGGCCGGAAGCATCGCCCAGGCTGCCGGTGCTGGTCGTTCCGTTCGCGGGACATCTGGCGTTGACGTGCAGCCCACACTTGCCATCGCGAACACAACGCTGCAAATCATCAAGCTGCTTTTTAGCATCAGCTAATTCCTTCGTGTATTTGGCATCCAGCGCAGCGACATCTCGCTGGCGCACCTGCATGTCTTTGATGGTGGCGTTAGCCAGTCTGAGTTTCTCAGTGGCTTTGTCGCGCTGGTCTTTGTAGGTGATAGCGTTGTCGCGGTAGTGGCTCACGAAGAACACCAGCACGCCGATTACCGCCACCACCAGCAACTGCAACCAGTAACGCTTAACCAGCGCGCTAATCACGACAGGAACAGAGCCAGCTCTGCCTCCCGGCGACGGGTCAGCCCGTTCAGGACTTTGCCACCAGCTTTATTCCAGCGCAGGAACTCATCGGCAGCGCCAGCGTAATCACCGGAGTTGAGTTTTCGCAGCAGTGTCGATGTCGACAGGGAGCGAGCACCAAGGTTATACGTGAACGACACCAGAGCATCGAACTGCCCTTGAGTCAGACCCACTTTAACCAGGCGGGACACGTCGCTTTCGTAGCTGACCAGCCCAGTCTTCAGCAGGCGTTCTGCAGTTTCCTGCTTAATGGTCATCCCGGCGCGGATTGGTTTTCCGTCGACAGGCTGAGTCCATCCATAGCCGATCGTCCATACGCCGACGCTGTCCTGATACGCGGTGAGCTTGCAGCCTTCGAACTGCTTGATCAGGGCAATGCCTTTATCACTGGTTTGCATTCTTCATCCCCGTCAGACGTTCCCAGAAATAGGTCAGAGCCACGGAGCCCATCGCCCCGCTAATGCCTGACGTAACCAGAATCATGTAAAGGCTCAGCCCACTTTCTACGCTGATTAGGCCACCAATAAGACCGGTAAATCCGGACACTGCGATCTGCGCCAGTGCGTTGATCCAGCTCCAGGTGGCCTTGTTCTGCTTAACGTCAATAAGGTATCGGACCAGGCCGCCCCAGCATGACAGAGCAAGGACTATCAGCCATGACACTCCGGCAATGCTTTCTTTATCTTGCATACGTTTAGCCATATCACCTCCGAAAGAACGGGGTGCTGTTTGTGTAGAGTGGAAGGATGCCAGGAAACAACGACCGGACATCGCAAATAAAAAAGCCAGCGATAGGCTGGCAATGTGATGGTAAGGCAATGTCGGCTCTCTGGCCGAAGGGTCCCAGGTAGTGGGTTCTGTGTGTGGCGATCGGACTCGAACCGATACTCAGGTTCAGCATTAGCATCATGCCTGCCCTGCTGGCTATGCCAGTTGATGCATTACTCTACCCATCTAACCCGCAAGCGGGAATTGAGTTACACCACAACGGACAGAGCACTGGACGCCCGGATGGCATTAGTCGCGTCTTCCGGATTTCGCCTTGTTCAATGCTCTTTCCTGTTGTGCACTCCGTTTCGTGGAGCGGACGGCATAACGTATTCGCGAATTCGGTTATGCACCTGATGCAAGATAAAGCCGCCGAGATGACGACTTGTTTTGCTGATGGCTCGCCTGGCTGGATTCGAACCAGCGACCAACCGCTTAGAAGGCGGTTGCTCTTTCCTCTGAGCTACAGGCAAATGATTAAAAACTATTTATTAGGCTGCGCCTGATGCTTATCAAGCATTTCCTGTATCCAGGCTTGCAGAACTGACTTATCCCTGCCGCTAGAATAGTAAATCGTTCCATTGATGCCCACCGTGGCATCATATCGACCGCTCTTTCTCAGATGAATATTCCCCTTGCTTTTTCCAGCCATACCAACTCTTTTGTATGGCTTCCTGTTCCTTGCTTGCAAGTATTTGTCAGCAAGTCGCAAGTTTGATATTTCATTGTTTCCTGGATTTCTATCAATGTGATCGATAGTCATGCCTTGCGGTATTTCGCCATTTGCAATAGACCAAACCACTCTATGAGCTCCATAGCTAATACCAGCAATTTTAACTTGGTAATAACCGTTTCCAACTTTGCTACCAGCTGGCATCCCACATTTTATTCTGTGGTTTGGGGCAACCATCCACCTCAATCCGGATGGAGACTTAGGGTCTAATTCGAAAATTCGACGAACCTCTTCCAGAGGGATGCTTATAGTTTTCATGCGTATTTACCTATAGAAACGAGCCTCGCTGCCCAGAAAACCGCCCACAGAGAGGCCGCCGCCTTTAGCGATTATCTCCGAGGTTCGTTTCTGTAGGGCTCTGTGTTGAATTTGCGCCGGGCATGGCGTGAGATTTACTTCATGAAAATAAAAAGCCCCGCGTGATTGCGAGGCTTGAATTCTTTGTGTCGACAATCAAAGCTATGGCGACGATATCAGATTTACATGAAATATATGCGTTTCAATCCAGTTTTGCAAGACTTGAGTCCAAATTTGTCGCCTTTTGTTGTGAACGTGATCGCGTAACCTGCAATAAAGCCCCGCCATCCAGGCGCAGGAAGATGCGGCGCATCTCTACCCAGCGGTCTGTAAAGGTCTCTGACCAGTTCTTTGGTGTTACGCCCACCAGCGACGCCAGCGCCTGGTATTCGTACGTCTCACGGCCAGACAACTCTGCTTTCACGTCCTGCGCCGCCAGCCATATCAGTTTCTTCAGGCGCTCCATCGTCTTGCCGGCCACCTTCTTCGCGCCGAGCTGTTCCCGAAACTCTGCCCATGCCCACTGGGTGATAGCCACCTGGTACTCAAAGCGAATATTCTCGCTGTAGTTCCAGAGCAGCCATGCCTTCTGATGCTCTTCCAGTGACAGCACGGCGCGGCGCCATGACGCGGTACCGAATTCTACCGGGCCCACCAGCGCGATAGATGATCCCTTGGCGCGCGACTGACTGCCACTCATCGGCGGGCCGTCAGGATTGACCATGCGCTGCTTATCCTTGTCGAATACCTTTTTTCGGCCCCGGCTGCGCGCCGTCGCGGTGAACTGCGCGTTCTCGGCGAAAGCCACCAGTTGCCCTTTCGTCGCCCCGCTGAGGTCTGCGGTCGCCACAATGAGCTGCTGACGTACGTATTCCAGTTGCTGACTGTTCATGCGGCTTCCTTCTGTGGCTGATTGGTTTTTGTCTGGCTGTGCTTTGCTACTGGCGGCATGCTGGCGCGCTTAACGCTTTCTGCCTGATACCGGAGGAAGTCGGTAAGGTTCATGCTGCCTCCTGTCGGCGGGCCCGACGCTTTTCCAGCGCGCGGGCTTTACGGGTGAAGATGGATTTGATGCGCTGCAGGTATGGGATGTCGGGTTGCAATAGACACACTGGGCAGCGGTATTGTGAAGGTTGAAAGCCAGGTGCGCAGCTGCGCCGCGGGTGCGGTAGTGGCCGCAGTCCATCGTTCCGCCAAACTTCTGCTCCGGCAGCCTGCCGCAGCTGATGCATGGCTTACCGGCATCCCTCAGACGGACATACCGGTTGAATGCCGCCTGCGCTTCCGATCTCCACTGCGTTTTCGTTTTTAGCGCCACCTTTCTCGCTTTCAGATCCCGGCGTTCCGCGCGCTCTTTATCTTTGCTCTCCTTGATGCGCTTAGCCGCGGCTTTCACCTTCTCCTTTTGACGCTCTTCCATCGCGAGGATTGCGCCGTGCTCCGGACAGCACCAGCGGATCCGGATGTCGTGGAATTTCGGCACGAAGTATTCACCGCATACTTTGCACTTACGGCGGGATGGCTTACGCACGTTTCCTCCTCGCCGCGAGACGCAGCCATTTCTGATCTACCAGGCGGGCGGTGTAGCCTTTCAATGTCGGGATGTCGGACGGCTTAACCGCGGGCTTGCGCTGGCGGCGCGCCGGAACGTTGAAGATGTGATTTGTGATGACGCGTGCGAGAGGATTACCCACGGGAAGACCTCCACTCTTGCGCCCAGGCAATGCGCTTACTGGATGCTTCGGAGAACTTCACACCGCGTTCGGTGCCGAACCAGTAAATCGCCTCGATGACATCGACCATGTAACGCTTGCTGGATCTGGATGTGCGGACGCCGAAATAAACGCGGCCGCCGTTGATGCCCGGCGCGGATTTCTGCTCCTGATCCTGGGTCTGGTTCACCAGAACGGTGATGAGGTCCTTCCACTCTTCGCGGGTCAGCTTTTCGCCGTACCAAACCACCTGGTCAGACAGGTCTTTCAGCAACGGCCACATCAGACGGTTTTGCTTGTCGGTGCGGGTCTCTTCCCGGGCCTCGACCACCATCGGCGCGCGAGGGTTTACCGGCAGGGTGCGAATGTACGCGATGAGGTTGTCTTTAACGGTATCGTTGACGATGCAGTAGTGCTGCTTCATACGCCACCTCCTAGAGGTAACGCAGAATGCAGAAAATCGCAGGTGCATTTCTGCATCTGTGACAAGGTGAGGAGTTCATATTGTGGTCGCATTTAAGTCCCCTTAAATGCGCAGAAGTCACCAATGGGTGTTCAGGCCATCAGCAAAGAAAGTATGGACGGTTGATTCAACAAAATCAACTGAAGAGAAAGGCCTCCGAAGAGGCCTGTTTGTTATGCGTCGAATGGGTTGGGCATCCATACATCACCGTCTAAAGTTGTTATATAGCAATATAAAAAGCACTCCAATACTCCAAATTATGCATACGCGTTGAAACAACGTTGCCATCGCCCATCCATCAACTTTCGTTATTTCTGCCAAAGCTAAGAAAGAAAAAACTATTGATGAAGCTATTAATACCTGCTTACTCACATTTCACTCCGCTCTTTGGTGCCGCTACAATCATGGCCTTGTGCATGGCATCGTAGCCATCTTCCTCTACGCGCGCGGCAGCGTCGATCATTGCACGAGTCGCATCAACCGGCACCATCACCCAACCATCCGGAATCACCGGAGAGTTGCCAGCCTCATACGCAACGCGCAACCAGTGGAAAAATACCTCCGTCATCACACCTCCGCATTCGACGTCAATGGTTCCTGTCTGCTGCGAAAGCCACTGCTCGAATGGCAACTTGTAAGCCGTCATTACAGGTTCGGCACCCTGAAGCATGGCGGCGCGGCTACCATTGACCATCTTCACACCCAGGCGGATATCATCAAGCTCAAGGTCGCCCTTAATTTCCGCATGCCGGAAAGCGATCGACAGGAACTCCAGGCACTGCTCGTTTGTCCATTCAGGAACAGATACCTGCGCTGGCGGGGCGGTGTATAACCGAGTGCCATCTTTGAAATTCTCCCAGTCAGCCTGACCATCAGCGGCTATGCACTCCACCCTTGCATCCGGGTGGCATCCACAATCGTCAAACTCACCGAGGACTACCTCGCCAACAGCCTCCGCTTCGAGCGATGCCAGCGCGATACGCGCCAGCTCGTTCAGGATTGCCACATCAGCGTGACCGAGGGTGTAACCAGCTTTCAAATCGGCAACTGCTTGGACGGCATGTTTGTCGATGTTGCTCATTGGGCGGCCTCCTGTGCTCCAAGTTTTTCCCATATCTCCAGGCTGTTATCTGGCATAAGCGCTTCACGCACGCATGGCTTGTAGTAGTGATGGAAAGCAAACGTCAGGCCAAGCTTAGTTGCGCTCTGGTTCTTTGAGCTCAACAAGCCAAGGTCCATGCAGATGGTTGTTGCTGTCCAGCCAGAATGATACCCGGCAGCTCGCTTGAGCACGGTCTCAGCCAGAATAGTGCGGAAGTCTTCACGCCCGAAGTTGGTTCCTTCGAATGCTGCATTGACCACTTCATCGGTCAGATGTGAATCGTCAACAATGCTCATGACTGCACTCCTTTGCGAATTTCTGCTGCGAAGTCAGAGCAGTAGTGATGCAGATCGATCGTGTCTTCAATGCCGACCTCAATTTCAGCAATAGAATCTCTTAACATCTCCACACCCTGCGCCCGCACTTCAGCCAGGAAAGCAGAGGTTGCCGGTGTTTCTGCCTTGATGATTTCAAGCGCTTGCTGATGGCTTACGCTGCCGCGCATCTGATGAGTTGCCCATGCGTCGATGTCGTCCACTGCATCAGGAAACTCAAACCCCGGACCAGCAATAGTTCCGTACAACCATTCCTGCGCAGACTTCTTGTTGCCGTTATCCAGATACATAATTGCCGCTTGAATGCCGATGAGGTATTTATGCAGTACCCAGGCATTTGATAGCTCGCTCGCAGCCTTAGGCAGCAGATACGCATTTTCCGAAGCCAGCGCAGCGCATCTGGCTTCACCTTCAGCCACGCCAGCCTGGTACGCTTCGAACATGTGCTGCGTCTTCTCGTGCACAAAGCTTCTGTCGTCTTCCATCGCTGGCGAGCAGCCGTTGTTGTTATTGGTAAACCACTCGATAAATTTCTGTTTCATACCCCTACCCTCCCCCAAACCATCAATACTCTCTTCATAGCCGCGCTGTTGCGGCACTCTTGGCAGATCACGTTTGCCTCTGTGCGCTGCACCAGCTTCGAATTACCCTTCGGCATGGCGGGGATGGTTTCCGGTGCGTATTTCATGCCGTAGCTGGTCAGCCGATAAAGCCGCTGGCCGTGCTTGCCTTCGAACTCGATCAGGCCGTCTGCAAACAACGCACTTAACGGGCCGGAAATCTTTTTGGTGGTCATGCCGATCATGGTGGCAATGCGAGCACTATTCAGGCCCGGGTTATTACGCAGGGCTGCCAGGACCTGCTCACGGATTGTTATGGTCATGTCACACCATCCCGTTCGACTTATTGCGGTTGTACTTCGCCAGCAGCAGCTGGATCGGCGTCGGCCCGTGCTCGGCGGCCGGTGCTGCAATCGCCCGGCGTACCGGCGGTACTGGCTTACCCTCGGTGACGCGCTTCTCCCACAAGTCCAGCAGATCACCCGCCTCGCGTGCCAGCTCACCATGCGTTAGCTGGCGCTCTGTGCTGCGGTGGCGCAACTCTACGCAGATGTGGTACATGACCGGCTGCGACCAGGGGAATTGTTCGCTGGATGTGAATTCGAACGAACGGTTACGCCAGTCCCAGTATTCGGCGATCACCTGGTCAACGTTGACGCCCAGCACCCCGCCGCTCTGTTTGCACCAGGCGACGAACTGGCCCGGCGACGGCAGGAATGGGCGCTCCTGGCGGCGGGCAATGCGCATACCTGCATCGACTTGCGCCATTGAGTGGATCCCGTTCTCCTGAAACGCCAGCAGCCACTGACGGCGGAATTCGTTCAGGTCGTCCTGGGTGCGGAAGTTCGCCATGCTGGCCGGGAACGCGGCACGCAGTTGGTTGAACAGCCCGTTGAACACTTGAGCCACCTGCTCGACCGGTGCGCGTTCCTGATACTGCTCTGGCAGGTTATGGGCCATGCGGCTCATCTGCTCGCGGTCGTGGTTACGCATCTGCTCTGCAAGAGATTTCATCGAATCACCTCATAGGCCCAGTCAGTGTTGTTGAAGTCCAGATCCGGCTTAGCTGCGCGCTGCTCGCCTCCACAATTACGCTGCATTGTCAGCTTGTCCCACTGCTTACGCAGGCTTTCCGGGCTCAGGATGTTGGTCTGCCAGAAGTGGTGTTTGCTTGCCCAGTCGTACAGCGCGCAGATGTCCTGGTGCGACCTGTTGTCTATCTGGCGCATCAGGCGAACGGTGTTAGACCAGGAGGTCATGTCCGGGGCTTTGCAGGTTGGGTTAATCAGCTTCACCCTGGTGGAAATCCACTGGGCAGTTTTGAGGTCTTCAGCCGATCCCCACTTAGCACCGGATGGTGTGTAAATCGCAGCTTCTGGATGAGCTGATAAAAATTTCTTGAGACGTGCGTCAGAGGATTCGTCAGAATTCTCGGACGATAAGTTATTTATATTCTTGTTATTACCTTCTTGTTCATGATGTGCGGGGAATTGTGCGGCCTTATGTGCGGTATACCCATCTGAACCCGCGCCGTTACTTGCTTCATCATGTGCGCCTGTATGTGCGGCTTTATGTGCGGGTAAATCGTCCATTTTTTGAGCATATTCGACGTAGTTCGTGATGGTGATCACCCTGCCTTTTCGCTTCTCTCCTTCGATGGAAATCATCCCTTCGCGGACGAAAACAGACAGCATTCTCTCCACTGCGTCGCGGCTTGTCGGGTTGCCCTGGCGGTCACACAACTGAAGGCCTAGATCCGCAGCAGTGACGACCAGTTGACCGGGTTGCAGAGGCCATTGCTTGCCCTTGAAGAATGCCGTGTATGGCTGTCTGGCTGCGTCAATGAGCAGGTTCTCCCACAGCGCGCGCAGGAAAACATCCTTAGCCCAGGACTTCTTCTTGATGCTCCGGTACAACGGGACGTAACCAGATTTCTGGTTCTCCATCCTGTTGCTCCTTGCGGCTGAGTGCGCCGCGAAATTTGCGTAAGCGACGTTCGACACAGTTAAACCTCCTGCGCCTGGCGTTTTGGATTAGCATTTGTCATAATGACCTCGCACTTGTTATCTGCATTTGCACCTGAAAGTCGGTTCTGTTCGCGCAGACCGGCTTTCGCCATTTTTGTAGTTCTCACATAACCCCCAGCATCGACGTAACCATCGTCATCAGAGGGCCTACCTGCTCCGGCATGAGGCGGAACAGCGACGCTATACCCTCGCTTACCTCTTTCAGCTTCTGATGCTCTGGAGCGTCCAGCAGCACGGCCTGTTTAGCCTCAGCGAGTTCTTTCTCGGCTTCAGCCAGACGAGACATTTTGCAATCGGCACCGATAAGGCGAGTGCGATACTCAACAGGCAGCACGGCCATGATTGCGGGCGTCAGCTGGCGCACGTTCTCGCGGTACTGCTCGGAGTCGAAGCGATTATCCAGGAAGCGAAACAGTTTCTGGCGCGCCCGGCTGATGTCTTCCGGAAAGCTGATGGCGGTACCGCCCTGCTCCCGGTATTCGTTGATGATCAGCGCCGAAACGACGTCCTGATTGTCCAGCGCCGACGACCATGCCCGGACCGCATCGCGGATCTTTTCGTGGTCTGGCGCCGCTTTAGCTTGAGCGCGGTTTATCATCGCTCCCGGGTGGATTCCGGTATTGTGTTGATACGCAAGTGAATGCATTGCTTTCCCTTTCGTGGTTAGGGCCGCCAATCAGGCGACATTATTTTTTGGTGGGAACAACGCATCGAGAGATGTATTGCTCCCCAGCTTATTCATCGCGTCAACCAGGCGGCGGCACGAATCCAGGTCTGGTGCTCGTATGCCAGCTTCATAGTTAGCAAGGCGGGACTGGTTCCAGCCGCACGAACCTGCTAACTCTGATTGAGTGATGCCAAGCTTCTTACGTTCGTTGGCGATATTGTTCATGCTGATCCTTTCAAGAATGGTCACTCAGCATCATTAAACACAATTCGTGATTATTAATCAACACAATTCGTGTAAAGCTTTTTAACACGGCGCGTGATACAAAATGAGAATGAATAGAATCGAAGATATAGCGGGCCGCATTAAGCGACTTCGCGAAGATAAAGGGCTGTCACAAAAGGCTCTCGCAGAGCTTTGCGGGTGGGCCTCGCAGTCACGCATAGGGAATTACGAATCAGGCACCAGGAGCGTTAGCGTTGATGATGCAACTGTAATAGCTAAGGCGCTGGGGGTTGCGCCTGCCGAGCTGCTTTTTGGCGATGACTACAAAGGCCCTTACAAGCCAGGTGATAAATACCCAGTTATAAGCAAGGTGCAGGCAGGAGCATGGTGCGAAGCTGTTGAGCCGTACACCCTTAAAGATATCGACCTTTGGCTTGAATCAGATGCTCACATTCAGGGGGAGGCGTTCTGGCTGCAGGTTGATGGTGACTCAATGACGGCGCCAGCTGGCTTGAGCATTCCTGAAGGAACCTTTGTCCTCTTCGATACTGGTCGGGAGGCAATCAACGGCAGTCTGGTAATAGCAAAGCTATCCGATTCGAACGAGGCAACATTTAAGAAGTTAGTGATCGACGGTGCGCAGAAGTACCTGAAGGGTTTAAATCCACAGTGGCCATTGGTAGCGGTGAATGGTAACTGTCGAATTATCGGTGTTGCTGTAGAGACGAAGATGCGGCTGGTTTGAATGGTTGCTTGAGGGGTCGCAGAGATGCGGCCTTTTTTTTGCCTGCAATAATGCAAGCATAAAAATAAAAATATTTCTTGCTTGTATGGTTACACAGTTATTATGATGCAAGCACATTTCACAGCAAGAGTGCTTACAATGTCAGAAAATAAAAAAGAACCAACTGGAAAAGCAAAAGGCGGGGTTGCTAGAGCTAAATCCCTCACTGCAAAACAAAGAAGTGATCAAGCCAAGAGCGGAGCTATTGCCCGCTGGGGTTATAAAGCCACTCACATGGGAAATTTCAAAGAGCAGTTTGGGATTGATGCCGAGTGTTATGTTTTAAACGATGAGTTGAAAACACCAGTTGTAACCAAGACCGGATTAGCTCAACTTCTCCAGATAGGCTCTCTTGCTCGCGATATAGACAGACTAATGTCGGCTCCATTCATGAGCGAGATGCGCGATCCAGATTTAGAGGATAAATTAGAAAAACCCCTTAAATTTCAATTAGAGGCGCGATCCAATAATTCGACAATTGCGCATGGATTTGACATCGGTGTAGTAATAGACATAGCAAAGCTCCTAGTCAAGGCGAAAGAAAAAGGGGTTTTGCCAGCTAATAGAATTGCAGCAGCAGAAGCCGCACAAAGACTTATGAATGCTTCTGCTAAATCTGGTATTCGCGGCGTTGCATATGCCGTTTCTGGTTATGAGCCTGCGGCGCAGGCGGTAATCGAAGCTTTCAAAATGTACGTTCGAGAAGAAGCTCGTGCTTGGGAAAAAGAATTCCCTGATGAGCTTTACTATGAATGGTACCGACTATACGAACTGAAAAAACCAGAAAAAGGCGGACATCCAGGAAATTTCCGCTGGTTTACTGAGAGGCATATCTACGAAACATTAGCAAAGAGCGAAGGCAAGATTCTCGATATCGCCAAGGAAAATCGCGAGGAAAACGGTAAGAGAGGTGACAAAATCCATATGTTCCTTTCTGATGTGGGCGTGAAAGCACTACGTAGACACATTGGCAAAATTATCGGCATGGCATCCATGTGCGAAACAAAAGAACAATATGAAAGCGCTCTTGAGAGAGTCTTCAAATAAAGTCGCAACCCGGCCACTGCGCCGGGTTTTTATTGCCCACCCATAAAGCTATCCCCCATTCTGCCGATAACTATCCAGCCTGAAGCTGATAACAATAACTATCGCAACACTACCTGCCCGCCCGTGCGGGCTTTTTTATTGCCCCTTCCTCACCAACTCCGCAGCATCCCTGTTAACTCCCTTGCCGATCACGTTTCCTGTTTCCTTCCGGTACTGCTTCAGCTTGTCGATGATGTTTTGCTGGGTCATGGGTAAATCAGCCAGTGACAATTCCATCACCGCCCGCCCCATCGCCTGAATTTTCATGCTTATACGCTCTTCATCCAGAACCATGCACATCCCTCCTGCTGTTTTTTTAAGCGTAGCACTGGTATTTAAAAAAATAAATTCCCTTTCAAATCAGCAACAACACGCTTTGTTGTCATCATTAATCACAATTCGTGTTGACCAATAAAACACAATATGTGATTATCCACCCATCGAAACGAAACATCGACAGCTGAGCGAAGTTAGCCAGCGGCGGACAGCAAGTCGCCTGCTTTTTAACAACATGCAGATTTACAGCGTCAATGACCTGTTTAGACCCTTACACGAGAAACGTGCTGTATCACCGGGTGCGATCCGGTCGGTGAGAGAGTATCCCCGCGCGAGAGCGAGAACGGCGTGAGAACGGGCAACACTGGCAGGTAGTTGGCGCTGATTCAACTTAGAGGAGTGATTCCAATGGAGCACTAAAGCGGACAGACCGCAGCAATTGACTTAGCAACATAGTAGCCCTGGAGGGCGAGTCAGGCCGGGTGAGTTGGCAAATGAACGCGAACCGCATGCAGAACAACGCATGTACCAGAGAAGGCAGTAAACAGGCAGGTGCTTCTCTCGTATGCCTCAGTGCAAATAGACCGGATGTGTTTTCATCAAGTCAGGCAATGCCGCAGTAATGATGCGGTCCCGAGTCTCTATGAGAGCCAGACGCAGGTCCGAACTGCGACATACCGCTGGTCAGGGTTAATCGAGGAAAAGGGTATGCCGGTAAAGCAGCGCGAACGCCAGCCGCGCTCCGGTTATGAGCGGCGATGAGCGACAAGGACTCAAGGGCATGAGCGCGGCCACTGCGAGAGTGTGGCGAAGTGCTTTGGGATTGGATGAATGCGCAGGCTGATGCGCTACGGTGCGAAAGCGTAAAGACGGCATAGCCGACACCATGAGATTGAGTGAGAACTCAGCAAGCCGGAGATCAGCACCGGCCATCCAATCGCCAAAACATTTCTCCCGCATCAGCGGATAACGACAGAGGGTAAGACAATGGCATGTAAGTGTTTCACAGAAGTTAAGGAAAGGATGGTAGAGCGCGTTAAAGAGGTGCTTGGTGACAGCGTCCATTCGATGGATGAGTGTGATTTTGGTAACCGCGTTTGGGTTCTCGAAAAAGGCGACTATTGCCAGGTAATGCTCCCGTTCAACGTGCGATATCGCAAGCGCAAGAAAAACGGAGATCCAGAGCAGCGCCTAACAAACGCTGACACCAAACTCGCAATCAACTACTGCCCATTCTGCGGGACGAAGTTCGAAGGTAAGGCCGCCTAATCAGCGGCTTTTTTCATACCTCAGTCGCTTCACCGAGGCGGCTTAGCTATGACAACCGGCGGCCATCCACCGCCCATTGAAACACTGAATAAATGCGCAGAAGTCTTGTATTAACCGTTCCGTTCGCCGCGATAAGGCCAAGAGGATTTATGAGTAATTTGGAGTTTGGCTTAAAGATATACGCCTTATGGTTTGTTGGGATGTTTCTGCTCGGCATAGCAATCAACTTGCTGACGAAAAAAGAACATCGCCAGACACTTTCAAAACTAGCCATTGACCATGTACGCATGTCTTCCGCAATAACCATTGTTGGCCTGATTGTGTGTGGTATGGGCTGGTTCTTATTCAAGGTGGTGTGAGATGACTGTCACCCACAACGGCAAGCAGTACACCGCCAAAAAGCTCAACGATAACGAGTGGCAGCTGACGTCGGTATCTAACCCGCGCGAAAAGTTGGTGCTTAACCGCTGGCAGATGCATATCGCTGGCCTCCTGGAACAGGTTGAGGTGAAGGTATGATTGGAATGCACTATGGCACCGCATCAGTGCCACGTAGCGAGGTTTTACCTGGCACAATGCTGCAACACCACGGCAAAACTTATCGCGCCTCTGCGAACGTTGAGAAAGGCCTGTACGCCTTCAACATCTTCGAAAAAACCATCATCAAAAGTGATTCCGTCGTTGTGCTGCTGAATGAGCGCGGCGAGCCAATGGTTCACTGATACCAACCACCCTGTTCAACCGATCGGCCTGGCTCAATGCGGGCGGGATCTGCACATCCAAATTTCAGGAGAAACCATGAGCGAAGTAACGGACTTAACTGTCATCGAAATCAAGCCGGAACAGGCGCCAGTGCTTTACGTAGCGGGCGGCCTTGACGCTTACCTCGAGCAAATCCGCCAGGCGGTAAACGAAGTGCCTGACCTGTCCACGAAGAAAGGCCGTGACCGTGTCGCCTCTTTGGCGGCGCAGGTGTCCCGCAGCAAGACGGCAATTGAAAAGCCTGGCAGAGAGTATCTGAAGCGCCTGAAAGAAGCTGTGCGTCCGGCTGAGGCCGAAATTAAGCGATTCGTTGATGCCTGTGACGAGCTGCGCGATGCGACCCGCCGCCCGCTCACCGAATGGGAAGCCGAGCAGGAACGCATTAAGGCTGAAGAAGCCATGAACGCGCTGCACGCCGAAGCGCTGGTGATGAACGAAGAGTTCGACCGCCAGCGCGCCGCGCAGATCGAGGCAGACCACGAAATGGCTCTGCTGATGAATGACAAGTTTGACCGTGACCGCGAAGAGCAGCGCCGTCAGGCAGAACAGGCTCAGCGTGAACGTGACGAACTACTGAAGCAGGAAGCGGCAGAACAAGCCCGCCGCTATGCCGAAGCGAAGCACAAAGCGGAGATTGAGGCCGCAGCGCGCCGTGAAGCAGAAGAAAAAGCCCGCGCTGAACTGGCTGAACGCCAGCACGTCGAAGCGGAACAGCGTGCAGCTCGCGAGAAGCAGGAAGCAGAAAAGCGTGCACGACGTGAAAAAGAAGAAGCCGTTGCCGCCGAGCGCCGCCGCCAGGAAGAGGCAGAAGCCGCCCGTCTGGCCGAAGAGCAGCGCAAAGCTGAAGAAGAAGCGCGTCGCGCCGCGGATAAAGAGCACCGCCGCACCGTCAACCGTCGCGTCATCGCCGACCTTATAGCACAGGGCATCCCCGAAGAATTCGCGCAGAAAGCACTGCTGGCAATCGCTGGCGGCAAAGTGCAAGACGCGCACATCAAATATTGAGGTGATTCATGAATATCACATGCGAGTGCGTGGACATGCGCACGTCCGTCGGCCCCCACAACACCATCAAAGTTGAGATGGAAGGCGTTATCCTGGCCGGCACCGTTAAAACGCGCGACGTACTCCCCCAGCTCGACGGCGCAGAAGTCATCGAGTGGCTGGCTGAGCAGGGTTACATCATCACTCATCAGGAGCGTGCAGCATGACGGCCGCAGAACGGTGGGATGAAGAATCATTCCTGCGCCTTATGCGCGACGTGCTGCCGGAAAATCCGGAGGGTGATGACGAGCCAGTTAATCTGGCCGCCGAGCGGCAGAACCCGGTCATTAGTTGGGATGAATTTGCGGGGAACTACACATGAACCTTGATCAGTTAGATGCGCCATTTGCCAGCGAGGATATTGAGTGGCGCATTCAGCAGGCGGGAAAAAACAATAACGGCATCTGGGCAAAGGTGCTGGCCTACGTAACTAACCGCGCAATCATGAAGCGGCTGGATGAAGTATGCGGCAAAGCTGGCTGGCGTAACGAGTACCGAGATATTCCGAACAATGGCGGCGTTGAGTGCGGTATTTCCATCAAGGTTGAAGGCGAGTGGATCACCAAGTGGGATGCGGCAGAAAACACACAGGTTGAAGCCGTGAAAGGTGGTCGCTCTGGCGCCATGAAGCGCGCCGCCGTGCAATGGGGGATCGGTCGTTACCTCTACAACCTGGAAGAAGGGTTCGCAGTGGTTTCAGAAACGCGCGCGACCGGGTTCCAGTACGCCAAATCAAAAGAGGTTGGCGTGTTCTACTGGAAAGCGCCATCGCTCCCCGGATGGGCATTGCCATCAGGAGCACCGATTGAGAAGAACCAGCAGCCTCATGATGGTCAACAGCAGGAAGACCAGGCACCTCAGTCAGTGGATGCGGACAAAATCCTCGCCGAATTCACTGCATACGCCAGTTCGGAAAATGATGGCGATCAGCTAAAGCATCGTTATGAAGATACATGGAAATTACTGAGCGGATTTGCTGAGCACCAGGCCAAATGCAAAGACGTTACTGGCATTCGACTTAAAGAACTTAAACAGGCGGCGTAAATGTCTCACCTTAGCGGGATCATTGAGCGATTCAACAGCAGTTATCAGATTGACGCTGAAAGCGGCTGCTGGGAATCCACTTATGCGAAAAACAAAGGCGGGTACACGAAATTCGTAGCGTTCGGGATAACGCTGCTTTCCCACCGCGTCTCGTTCGAGCTTTTCAACGGCCCAATCCCGGCAGGGCTAATGGTCTGCCATCGTTGTGATAACCCATGTTGCGTTAATCCTCAGCATCTTTTCCTTGGAACAGCGCAAGAAAACATGGACGACAAAGTTTTGAAGGGTCGCCACGTCGGCGCAAGAAAAGGTGAAGCTCATCATCGGGCCAGGCTAACTGAATGGCAGGTTGAGGAAATAAGGCAACGCCTTGAGCGCTCAGAGAGTCAGTTATCGATCGCTGCAAGCATGGGTGTTTCAAAGACATTAATTAGCAACATAAAAACAGGTAAAAGGTGGGCTAAATGAGTTCTCGCGGAGTAAACAAAGTGATCCTCGTCGGTAACCTTGGTCAAGACCCCGAGGTCCGTTACCTGCCATCCGGCGGCGCAGTGTGCAGCCTGACGCTGGCAACTTCGGAGTCATGGCGAGATAAAGCCACTGGCGAACTGAAAGAGCAAACAGAATGGCACCGCGTTGTTCTGTTCGGAAAGTTGGCTGAGGTGGCCGGGGAATACCTGCGCAAGGGCTCTCAGGTCTATATCGAGGGTCAACTGCGCACCCGCAAATGGACAGATCAAGCAGGCGTTGAGAAGTACACCACTGAGGTGGTGGTAAACGTCGGTGGCACGATGCAGATGCTGGGGGGGCGTCAGGGTGGTGGCGCACCGGCAGGTGGCGGTCAGAGCCAGCAGCAGGGCGGTTGGGGTCAGCATCCGCAGCCGCAGGTCGGCAACCAGTTCAGCGGCGGCGCACAGTCACGTCCGCAGCAGCAGTCGGCACCAGGCCCATCTAACGAACCACCAATGGATTTCGACGACGATATTCCGTTTGCTCCTGTAACCCTTCCCTTCCCTCGCCACGCTATTCACGCAATTTAAGGATGAAAATGAACCACTTAATGATTGACCTCGAAACGATGGGGAGCGGGCCATACGCGCCGATCATCTCCATTGGCGCTGTATTCTTCGACCCGAACTCTGGCGCAATAGGCGATGACTTCCAGGTGAATGTATCGCTTGAGTCATCAATGAGGTTTCGCGCCAGGCCTGACGCATCAACAATACTGTGGTGGATGGAGCAAGGCGAGGATGCGCGAAAAGCGTTAACCAATGACACCGAAGAGCTTTCCACCGCTCTGTGTTGGCTATCTGAATTCATCGCCAAACACGCCAAGCCGAGATTCGTTCAGGTATGGGGCAATGGTGCATCGTTCGACTGCGTCATTCTCCGTAACAGCTATGCACTGATCGGGCAGGAAGCGCCGTGGCAATGGTGGAATGACCGAGATGTCCGCACAGTAGTTGAGATGGGTAAAGCGATCGGCTTCGACCCTAAGCGCGATATGCCATTTGAAGGCACCCGCCACAGCGCGCTGGATGATGCTATTCATCAGGTCAAGTATGTCTCTGCTATCTGGCAGAAGTTAGTCAAATAACCCCCGCTAAGGAATACCAAATGTCACAACCTCCTCAAGGGGCGGGATACTTTCGTGCGCCCAAAAAATTGGAAACAAAGGAGCAAGTCATCGCTCGGGTCTGCGCTTACCTTGAGGAGAGTCTGGGTAAGAAGCGGGTTGAGAACCGAACTCCAGAAGAGATTCAGCAGGCTGAGGATGATTACTGGACCGAGAAGCTTCTACGTCGCTACGAAGCCAAGCTATGGCACGACAACTTCATGGCCTCTTTCCAGCCTCAATACGAAGCCTGTGGACCGAAACTCCCCTCTCGCACTCGCTACGGGCAAATTGATTATTTCGGCCGCGGCGGCGCGGTAAGGAGTGAATAATGACTCACGCTCACGACGACATCAGGGTTGGCACGCTGTGCCTTCCCTTCATTGGTAACGGCTGGCTAATGCCATGGGGTGAAGTGGTCAGCAATCCATTAAAGGCGCAGCGGCTCGCTGAGGAATATCGGGAAAGGCAGGAGGCGGCATGACAGCGAAATACTCACTTCTGTATGTCGATCCGCCCTGGTCTTACGGCAACACCATCAGCAACGGCGCTGCCGCCGATCACTACTCAACCATGAAGCTAATCGACATTAAGCGCCTGCCGGTGTGGGAACTTGCCGCCGAAAACGCTGTGCTGGCGATGTGGTACACCGGCACGCATAACCAGGAGGCGATAGAGTTGGCCGAAGCCTGGGGCTTTACCGTTCGCACGATGAAGGGCTTTACCTGGGTGAAGCTGAATCAGAACGCAGAACTGCGCATCAACAAGGCGCTGGCCGAGGGTGAAGTCACCGACTTTTACGACTTCCTCTACATGCTTAACGCCGAGACGCGCATGAATGGAGGCAACCACACACGGGCCAACACTGAGGACTTGCTGATTGCCACCCGCGGCGCCGGGCTGGAACGTAAGCACGCCGGGATTAAGCAGGTGGTATACAGCCCGCTCGGCGCGCACAGCGAAAAGCCGTGGGAAGTGCGCCACCGGCTGGAGCTTCTTTACGGCGATGTGCCGCGCATTGAACTGTTTAGCCGCAGCGCGGCGCCAGGCTGGCACCACTGGGGAAACCAGTGCTCCACCGCCGCGGTTGAATTGTTACCCGGCTGCGCCATCGATGTTGTGAAAACGGAGGTCGCATGACACCAGAAAAAGACAACGCCATCCGCGCCGCCTGCCGCCGCTGCACCGAGGAAATCCAGCAGGCCATGCGCAAGAAGCCAAAGCCTAACTGGAACGAAACGGTACCTCCCATCATCAACAAGCATCACAAGAAAATTGAAGCTCTGGGAGTTAGCCTCCTGGAGTTCGTCGTCAAAACTGGCCGCCTTAACGGGCGGTTTGGAGCCGAACAATGAATATGAAAACTGAAAAAATCGTGATGATGGACAGCGATGAAGCGGCCAGCATCCAAACTGTGACTGGCTGGGTGGACCGCCAAGGTCGTTTCTGGGGCGGTGACGAGCACCAGGCGCGATGGTGCGGCGCTACTCATCGCAAGTGTAAAAACAAACCTGACGAGCACCCGATTCACAGCACTAATGGCTATTGCGAAGAATGCCACCGCGAAAGCCGCCAAGCGAAGTTCGCCACCTATGAACGCGCGGTATGGGCCGGAGAGCCGCTAGTTATCTTTGATGATGACCAGTACTTTTTCGACGCTGAATCGTTGGCCGACTATTGCTATGAGCACTCCCTGCTGCCGAGCGAGTTGCAGTTAATGATCTGCGAACCTAACTACCCGCCGGAGTTCGATCTTGAACAGCACTGCGAAGAGATAATGCCTGATGGTGATGACTATTACTGCTTGCCGCAAGCTGTGCGTGATGCTGCTGAGGCGCTGAATAAGGCGCTGAAAGAAAGTACCCCAGTATCGTGGAGCGCCAGCAATCGCGTGGCGATCGTCTCTGACGACATGCTCAACGACGATCAAAAGGCCGAAATTATGGCGGAACGAGCCGCATGAAATCGCAAATCACCAGGTCGCTAACGCGGCCTTTTTTGTTGCTGGCGTTCACCTTCAACCGAATTAACCGACTGTTCCGGGAGCATTGACCATGATTACTCAGGCAAGACTTAAGGAGTGCTTAGATTATGACCCGCTTACTGGGTCGTTTACTTGGATAAAATCCACCGCTTATTGCATAAAGCCTGGAATGCCAGCTGACAGCCTGACCTGCAATGGTTACATCGGGATCAAGCTCGACGGGAAGAATTACTTGGCGCACAGATTGGCCTGGCTTTACATGTTTGGCGAATTCCCTCCAGGTCACCTTGACCATATCAACTGTGTTCGTACCGACAATCGTATCGCAAATCTACGCCCAGCGACTCACACCCAAAACATGCATAACCAGAATCTGCGCAAGACCAACAAAAGCGGTCACAAAGGTGTCAGTTGGTGCAATAAAACTAAGAAATGGCACTCCCAGTGCATGTTTGAGAGAAAGAAATATCACTTGGGTAAATTTGAAAATATTGAAGATGCAATTCAAGCCGTTGAGTCATTTAGAAATGCACGACATGGCGAATTCGCTAATCACGGCCAAACCGCGAGTAAGGAGTAGCCATGGACATCATCGACACCGCAGCAGAGATTGAAGAGCTTCAGCGTAACGCTGCCCTTTCCGCTCACCGACTGAACCGCAACGCCTTATCAGCTGAACGTTGTGAAGAATGCGACGAACCAATTCCCGAGCCGCGGCGCGCTGCCGTTCCCGGCTGCCACACCTGCGCGGAGTGCCAGGGTGTTATCGAATTGAGGAATAAGCAGAGGGGAGTTTAAAAGTGATCGGAATACTCAAGCCGGTACCGGAATCGCAGTGGCCGGTACGATGCCACGACCCCAGGCGGAGCAACGTGTGGGCTAACTCTTATTTTCTGGTTCAGGAGTTTCAGGAAGACGAAGGCGTTATCCGCCTAACGGTGAACACCACCAGCATTGGCGGCTCGGGCCGGTGGAAGGATGGCATCAGCTGGGATGCGCTGCAGGAGATAAAGTCAGCCGTTGGTTATGGGGATCGGGATGCCGTGGAGATTTACCCGCGGAATTCTGACGTGGTGAACGTGGCAAACATGCGCCACCTGTGGATTACGCCGGAGCCGATTAGCTTCGCCTGGCGTAAGGAGAGATTATGAAGAGTAACGCGGCAGCGCGCCGTCTGCTTGGCATGAACCACTGGCGCAGCAATACGCAGCAAATGCAGTACGTTTCGTGGCATGTAGCAGCAAGAACAGGAAAACCAGCCCCTGGGTGGATTGCTGTGCGAACGCGCAGTTCTGATTTCTGCTATTTCACCGACTGACACAACTGATAGCCAGTTATGAGCTGGCTATTGGGTGCGAAAGCACCACCTCGTGATCCCTTTTGCCCGGCCCCGCGCCGGGTTCTTTTTTGCCTGGAGGAAATGCATGGTTGAGGCAAAAACACTTACAGCCAGACAGGCGGCCGAGCTACTAATCACCTCACCGAGAACTGTCTACCGTCTTATCGACTCGGGGCAGCTGGCCGGGAAGAAGATCGGGAACAAATACCGAACGACCGACGTCGCCTGTATTGCGTATTTACATGACCCGCGCGATCCTGTTTCCGCGAGCGCGGGTGAACATAAAGGAGAAATTTTATGTCAATCACCCTCAGAGGCGGCGTCTGGCACTGTCATTTCGTTACGCCGTCAGGGAAAAGAATTAGACGATCTCTTGGTACGGGGGACAAGAAACAAGCGCAGGAGCTGCACGACAAGCTGAAGGCTGAAGCGTGGCGGGTTGATAAAATCGGGGAACTGCCGACGAGGACGTTTGAGGAATGTTGCATCAGGTGGATCCGCGAGAAGGAGCATAAGCGGTCACTCGATGACGATAAGACCAAAATCGAATATTTCCTGCGGCATTTCTCCGGCCGGGATATTTCAACCATCACAGCTGATCAGGTTCATGAGGCTGTTTCGAAGATGGTCAACCGTAAGCATATTCAGGTCTGGGAGTCGCGCAGGGACGCGGCTATACGCCGGGGGAAGGAACCGCCTCCGTATGCTGAGAAACCGGTAAGCCAGGCCACAAAGAGTCAGCACCTTTCTTTCATGCGATCTCTGTTCAAGGCTGCGGCTAATGACTGGGGCTGGATTAAAACGGCCCCGGTTATAAAAACGAAAAAGCCGATCAGCAAACGCATCCGATGGCTGACCAGGGACGAGGCAGAACGGCTTATCTCCTGCATGCCGGAGTCGATAAAGCCGGTGGTGATATTTGCACTGGCAACCGGCCTGCGCCGCTCCAACATCATTGATCTGGAGTGGCAGCAGGTCGATATGCAGAGAAAGGTTGCATGGGTAAATCCGGAGAACGCGAAGGCGGGCAAGGCTATCGGCGTGGCTCTGAATGATACCGCATGCAGGGTGTTAAGGGATCAGATCGGGAAAAGTTCCAGGTGGGTATTCGTTCACACGAAGCCATCAACGCGCCCGGATAAAACCGTCACTCCGGCTGTCCGCAAAATGCGAGTGGATGACAATGTCGCCTGGCGCATTGGACTGGAAAGAGCGGGTATAGAAGACTTCCGTTTTCATGACCTCCGGCATACCTGGGCGAGCTGGTTAATTCAGTCCGGCGTTCCGTTGTCTGTTCTGCAAGAAATGGGCGGCTGGGAGTCCATCGAAATGGTACGTCGATACGCTCACCTGGCACCGAACCACTTAAGCGAACACGCACGGAAAATTGATGCCATTTTTGGCAACTATGACACAAATACGACACAAGGAGAAAATCAGGCTGGCTTGAAACTGGCGTAA